GCTTGCTGTAACTTGCTTGTGCCATTTGTTAATTTTCCTATATTGATATATAGCGGCACACCCAGTGGATTTGCCGCTGATGTTTGCTCACCCGGTTAGAGGTGAAAGGCCAGAACTGTTAAAGAGCAATTTACTTATGCCGCTTGGCGGTAAGCACTTTCTTGATACTTCAGGGCGCCAGCTGTAACGATTTCCAATCGATAGGCGTCTTTCTCTGGGATAACTTCTTTCCACTGAGAGACTGCTGCATCGCTAATGCCTAGTGCTTTAGCAACAGCACGCTGGGTTCCGAAGTGGTCAATAACATCTTTTTTGTACATAGACTCGCTCCGAAATTAAAGAACACTTAAATTATCCACCAAAGGAATCTTAAGTCAAGTTTATTTAAGATGTCTTAACTATGAATACACAACTGATGGGTGAGCGTATTCGCGCTCGCAGAAAAGAACTCAAGATTAGGCAGGCTGCCCTTGGCAAGATGGTTGGCGTGTCTAATGTTGCTATTTCCCAATGGGAGCGATCTGAAACTGAGCCCAATGGCGAAAACCTATTGGCCTTAGCCAAGGCTTTGCAGTGCTCCCCTGATTACCTGTTGAAAGGAGAGGATAGTCTTTCAAACATTGCCTATCACAGCAGGCATGATCCAAGAGGTTCGTATCCTCTAATTAGTTGGGTAAGCGCAGGATGTTGGATGGAAGCTGTAGAGCCATATCATAGGCGTGCAATAGATAACTGGTACGACACAACGGTAGATTGTTCTGAAGACTCTTTTTGGCTCGACGTTAAAGGTGATTCAATGACTGCCCCGGCAGGACTGAGTATTCCTGAAGGGATGATTATTCTCGTCGACCCAGAAGTCGAACCACGTAATGGAAAGCTGGTAGTCGCCAAACTTGAAGGAGAAAACGAGGCGACATTCAAAAAGTTAGTTATTGATGCCGGTAGAAAATTCCTGAAACCACTCAATCCACAATACCCAATGATTGAAATCAATGGGAACTGTAAAATCATTGGCGTTGTCGTTGATGCCAAGCTAGCAAACCTTCCTTAAGGGGCTTTCGCCCCTTTTTTATTTCCCGTTAAAAATCAAAGACAAACTAAATTCGCGCCCATAAAATTAAGTTTTCTTCAAAAATGCACTTAACCAAAAATTAAGAGGTCTTAAATTTAAGCCGTCAGCAGGAGGCTGGAAGCCAAACGGAACAGATTGGCAGGCTCTTTAACATCGACGAACTCTCAACCTAACCGTTGAGACCAGAACTTGAGTGGTTTTGGGGATGGCGCGAATTGCAGCTGCAAGACAGCGATCGAGAAGATAAGCACCTCGACGCGTCATGCGCCAAAGCCACTTAAAGGAGACCATCATGGTAACCATTGTCTGGAAAGAATCCAAAGGTACGGCAAAAAGCCGCTACAAAGCTCGCAGAGCAGAACTTATTGCCGAGCGACGCAGTAATGAAGCACTGGCGCGAAAAATTGCGCTAAAGCTCTCTGGTTGCGTCAGAGCAGACAAAGCAGCATCACTAGGAAGCCTTTGCTGCAAGAAGAAAGAAGAAGTTGTTCGAAAAAATAGAAGTATTTATTACAAGGATTCAAACCCATTAGGAAACAAAATACATGCAGTCCAAAAAATAAAATTGTACAGTAAACTACCGTACGGTGCTTATTGAGTATGCTTATGGTGAAAAAGACTATTTATGTTAATCCTGACCGCGGACAAAACAGAAAAGTATCTGATAGAGGTCTTACATCTCGAGACAGGAGGAGAATAGCGAGATGGGAAAAGAGGATAGCATATGCATTAAAAAACGGTGTAACACCTGGATTTAATGCTATAGATGACGGTCCTGAATATAAGATTAATGAAGACCCAATGGACAAAGTTGACAAAGCATTAGCAACACCATTTCCTCGCGATGTCGAAAAAATTGAAGATGAAAAATATGAGGATGTAATGCACAGAGTTGTTAATCACGCTCACCAACGAAATCCAAATAAAAAATGGTCATAGCCCACTTCGGTGGGTTTTTTATTGGCTGAACTAACCTAATTTATTACAGCAAGCTACGCAGTGAAATGGGTGTGACTTGTGTTGGTCGCCAGAAAATGAAATTAGGCAGCAAACCACTTATTTGAGGTGAGATATGACAAAATCATGGAGCGTACCTTTTCCTGAATCAGAAACTGAACATGATGGAATGCCTGTTTTCTGGAGATTCCAGGCGACAGTTGAAGAAGATGGGATAAAAATATTCGCACTTCAATATATAGCTTTTCATCAGACAGAGCATTATGCATGGTTGGTTCCTGCGCATTGGATTGTTAATTTTAAACCAGCACCAAATCAGTGGTTACAGGAATGGAAACAAAGGAGAAATAGATATGCAATTAAGAAAGTAGCAAAAAATGCAGAAAGATCTTTTGCATTCCCAACGAAGAAACTTGCCATTGAGAGTTTATTGCGCCGGAAGAAATACCATTTAATGAGAATCAAACAAGATTTGGCTGTTGTATCAACTCTTGTTGATGGGATGAAGAATATTGATACATCAACACCAGATATTGAATATAACTTTGGGCACAACCAAGAAACAGAAAATTGGGTATTTTATTAGTACGAGTAAGCACTGTGTATTCATTCCAACGAGTGAATACACGGAGCAATGTCGCTCGTAACTAAACAGGAGCCGACTTGTTCTGATTATTGGAAATCTTCTTTGCCCTCTAATGTGAGGGCGATTTTTTTCTGTGAGGATATGAACAGATGTCAAACATCAAAAAATACATCATTGATTACGACTGGAAAACATCAATAGAAATTGAAATCGACCATGACTTAATGACAGAGGAAAAACTTCACCAGATTAATAATTTCTGGTCAGACTCTGAATACCGACTCAATAAACACGGCTCTGTATTAAATGCTGTATTAATCATGCTGGCGCAACATGCTCTGCTTATAGCAATTTCAAGCGACTTAAATGCATATGGTGTTGTGTGTGAGTTCGACTGGAATGATGGAAATGGTCAGGAAGGATGGCCTCCAATGGATGGTAGCGAAGGAATAAGAATTACCGATATCGATACATCAGGAATATTTGATCCAGATGATATGACTATCAAAGCCGCCTGAGCGCGGCGTTACCGCATACCAATTACGCTTCACTCGAGGCGTTTTTCGTTATGTATAAATAAGGAGCACACCATGCAATATGCCATTGCAGGGTGGCCTGTTGCTGGCTGCCCTTCCGAATCTTTACTTGAACGAATTACCCGTAAATTACGTGACGGATGGAAACGCCTTATCGACATACTTAATCAGCCAGGAGTCCCGAAAAATGGATCAAACAATTATGGCTATCCAGACTAAATTCACTATCGCCACTTTTATTGGCGATGAAAAGATGTTTCGTGAGGCCGTCGACGCTTATAAAAAATGGATATTAATACAGAAACTGAGATCAAGCAAAAGCATTCACTACCCCCCTTTCCTGTTTTCCTAATCAGCCTGGCATTTCGCGGGCGATATTTTCACAGCCATTTTCAGGAGTTCAGCCATGAACGCTTATTACATTCAGGATCGTCTTGAGGCTCAGAGCTGGGCGCGTCACTACCAGCAGATCGCCCGTGAAGAGAAAGAGGCAGAACTGGCAGACGACATGGAAAAAGGCCTGCCCCAGCACCTGTTTGAATCGCTATGCATCGATCATTTGCAACGCCACGGGGCCAGCAAAAAAGCCATTACCCGTGCGTTTGATGACGATGTTGAGTTTCAGGAACGCATGGCAGAACACATCCGGTACATGGTTGAAACCATTGCTCACCACCAGGTTGATATTGATTCAGAGGTATAAAACGGATGAGTACAGCACTCGCAACGCTGGCTGGGAAGCTGGCTGAACGTGTCGGCATGGATTCTGTCGACCCACAGGAACTGATCACCACTCTTCGCCAGACGGCATTTAAAGGTGATGCCAGCGATGCGCAGTTCATCGCATTGCTGATCGTCGCCAACCAGTACGGCCTTAATCCGTGGACGAAAGAAATTTACGCCTTCCCTGATAAGCAGAACGGCATCGTTCCGGTGGTGGGCGTTGATGGCTGGTCCCGCATCATCAACGAAAACCAGCAGTTTGATGGCATGGACTTTGAGCAGGACAATGAATCCTGCACATGCCGGATTTACCGCAAGGACCGTAATCATCCGATCTGCGTTACCGAGTGGATGGATGAATGCCGCCGCGAACCATTCAAAACCCGCGAAGGCAGAGAAATCACGGGGCCGTGGCAGTCGCATCCCAAACGGATGTTACGTCATAAAGCCATGATTCAGTGTGCCCGTCTCGCCTTCGGATTTGCTGGTATCTATGACAAGGCTGAAGCCGAGCGCATTGTCGAAAATACCGCATACACTGCAGAACGTCAGCCGGAACGCGACATCACTCCGGTTAACGATGAAACCATGCAGGAAATTAACACTCTGCTGATCGCCCTGGATAAAACATGGGATGACGACTTATTGCCGCTCTGTTCCCAGATATTTCGCCGCGACATTCGTGCATCGTCAGAACTGACACAGGCCGAAGCAGTAAAAGCTCTTGGATTCCTGAAACAAAAAGCCACTGAACAGAAGGTGGCAGCATGACACCGGACATTATCCTGCAGCGTACCGGGATCGACGTGAGAGCTGTCGAACAGGGAGATGATGCGTGGCACAAATTACGGCTCGGCGTCATCACAGCTTCAGAAATTCACAACGTAATAGCAAAACCCCGATCAGGAAAGAAGTGGCCTGACATGAAAATGTCCTACTTCCACACCCTGCTGGCTGAGGTTTGCACCGGTGTGGCTCCGGAAGTTAACGCTAAGGCTCTGGCCTGGGGAAAACAGTACGAGAACGACGCCAGAACCCTCTTTGAGTTCACTTCCGGCGTGAATGTTACTGAATCCCCGATCATCTATCGCGACGAAAGTATGCGCACCGCCTGCTCTCCCGATGGTTTATGCAGTGACGGCAACGGCCTTGAGCTGAAATGCCCGTTTACCTCCCGGGATTTCATGAAGTTCCGGCTCGGTGGTTTCGAGGCCATAAAATCGGCTTACATGGCCCAGGTGCAGTACAGCATGTGGGTGACACGAAAAGATGCCTGGTACTTTGCCAACTATGACCCGCGCATGAAGCGTGAAGGCCTGCATTATGTCGTGATTGAGCGGAATGAAAAGTACATGGCGAGTTTTGACGAGATGGTGCCGGAGTTCATCGAAAAAATGGACGAGGCACTGGCTGAAATTGGTTTTGTATATGGGGAGCAATGGTAATGAAGCATCCTCACGATAATATCCGGGTAGGCACGATCACTTTCGTCTACTCCGTTACAAAGCGAGGCTGGGTATTTCCCGGCCTTTCTGTTATCCGAAATCCACTGAAAGCACAGCGGCTGGCTGAAGAGATAAATAATAAACGAGGGGCTGTATGCACAAAGCATCTCCTGTTGAATTAAGAACGAGTATCGGGATGGCACATAGCCTCGCTCAAATTGGAGTCAGGTTTGTGCCAATACCAGTAGAAACAGACGAAGAATTTCATACGTTAGCCACATCCCTTTCACAAAAGCTGGAAATGATGGCGGCGAAAGCAGAAGCAAACGAGAGAGACCCGGCATGACAACAACAGAATGCATTTTTCTGGCAGCAGGCTTCATATTCTGTGTGCTTATGCTTGCCGACATGGGACTTGTTCAATGACACCTCAGCAGGAAAACGCCCTTCGCAGCATTGCCCGTCAGGCTAATTCTGAAATCAAAAAAGCCAGACAGCAGTTTCCGGATAAAAACGTCGATGACATTTGCCGTAGCGTACTGAAGAAGCACCGCGAAACGGTAACGCTAATGGGATTCACACCGACTCATTTAAGTCTGGCGATCGGCATGTTAAACGGCGTCTTTAAGGAGCGATGAACATGAAAAGCAAAATCATCAGGGAGCTACAGGCTCCTTTTTTATTGTTCGCATTCACCCTCAAGCGTATTAACCAACAATTCAGGGATTAATGGAAGATGGCAGACATCATTGATTCAGCATCAGAAATTGAAGAATTACAGCGCAACACAGCAATAAAAATGCACCGCCTGAACCACCAGGCTATATCTGCCACTCATTGTTGTGAGTGTGGCGATCCGATAGATGAACTAAGACGTCTGGCCGTTCAGGGTTGTCGGACTTGTGCAAGTTGCCAAGAGGATCTGGAGCTTATCAGTAAACAGAGAGGTTCGAAGTGAGCGAAATTAACTCTCAGGCACTGCGTGAAGCGGCAGAGCAGGCAATGCATGACGACTGGGGATTTGATGCGGACCTTTTCCATGAGCTGGTAACACCATCGATTGTGCTGGCACTGCTGGATGAACGGGAAAGAAACCAGCAATACATCAAACGCCGCGACCAGGAGAACGAGGAAATTGCGCTAACGGTAGGGAAGCTGCGTGTTGAGCTTGAGGAAGCAAAATCAAAACTCAACGAGCAGCGTGAGTATTACGAAGGTGTTATCTCGGATGGGAGTAAACGTATTGCTGAACTGGAGAAAAGCGAAGAGCAACTCATTAACGAGCGTGACCATGCTGAGTCTGCTTTAGCTGATATGTACTTCGCAACAACCGGGGATAGGCCTGAGTGGAGTAACTGTTTCAGTTTTTCAGATGCTGTCGATGCCGTAGTTGACAGAATTGCTGATTTAGAAGCCAAACAGCCATCGCCAGTAGTACCGGAAGAAAAACCAATGCCTAACCCTCTTAGCATGTACACAGTTGATGCTGTTGCAGCTATTGCAGAGGTGAGAGGCTGGAACGCCTGCCGTGCAGCCATGCTTAAGGGAGATAAATCATGATTAATCGAACCAAACTGGAGCACATCCTCGAGTATGCCAGGCAGCAGAGGCGCTTTGGCCAGCTTTGTAAAATTCTGCCAGGAGATATGGTTGAAATCGTGGAGATTGCCATGCGTAAGACTGGCAACTCTCCGGTAAGTCCGGGTGGTTGGATAAGCTGTAGTGAGCGAATGCCCGCTCAAGATGATTGGATTTTAATTTATTCAAAGCACGGTGAGTATATGGCAGGACAGGTACAAGAGGAATACGTGGAGTTGAGCGACGGCACTTTATCGTGGTTAGGGAACGCCTTGTACTGGATGCTGCTACCAGAACCGCCGCAGGGAGTGAATGATGAATTGGCCTGAAGCATTCACCGCTGTAGGAGTTGCAATCGCGGTGGCATTTATTCTGTATTCGCTTTTCCGCTGGGGATAAAGGAATGTTCGCTCTGATTCAACGTGGTCAGATATACACCGATAGCGCCGGCTACCCGATAAAAATTCTTCGCTGCATAAACAACACTGTGTTGTACAGAAGAATGGATGGGCGAACACAGTCGGTAAAAATAAACGATTTTAATGAACTGTTTGAACGGATCGATCACCAGGAATACCGACAAATTCTGGCTGAAACAGAGCAGGAGAACCATCTGAAAAAATTACGCGCCATGCAAAGGAGATAAACCGGTAAAGGTGTTCGCGATAAAGGTGAATATCGGCAATGAATAACAATCCTCGCACT